TTTGGCTGCCTAACCCCTCCCATCAAAGGGAGCTGTACGGAATCGCACCGTCACTTATGCCTTGCTCGTCAGTGCTCTTTCAGTTGTGTGCCGGGCTTCCACCGGCTCCCATCAGTTTTTTAAGCCACTCAGATATCGTCTGGGCTGCGCCTTCTCTTCCGGCTGTCATCCGGGGTTACTCGCCCAGAACGAGTCTTCAGGGGTAGTGTGCTTACTGCTAAATGTCGCCTGCCAGTTGGCCGCGGATCATATTCATTTCGCTGCGAGTGGTATCACGGGTGCTTTCGAGATAGTTTTTAACCAGGCTGAGAGCTTCCAGCACAGCTTCGGCTTCTGCGTCATTCTTAAGATGGTCACGAGAGGAAATGACAGCGTTACGGACTAGATCCAGATTGTCAGCCGCTGTGAGCATTTCCGCTCCGATGGTGGCGAAGCCAGCGTATTTAGTTGCAAGAGTCAGTGCTTCGGTCATACCCAAATCCTCGTCAATGGTCAGCGAATCATCCCCATCTTCATACGCCTGAGGCGGCTACTGCGTGGGCGTCCTGTCTGTTCGCTGTTGCTTTCAGGTACATTATGTACCGTTAGGGTACATTGTCAAGCACAAAAAAACCCGCTTCAGCGGGCTTGTGGTGAAATTAATTTTTATGATGGTACCTTCGGGGCTTGCCTGAGAAGATCACCGTACCGATTATGGAGCAGTTGCCATCTATCTTAACGTAGGGCTCCGGCCAACTTTGATTCAAGGCCTTCAGGTACTTACTGCCGCCATCCTCAATTAGCCTCTTGAAGGTGGTCTCTCCTGAATCGTGCATCAACGCGATAACGTCATCGCCATGACATGCCGGAATTTCGGGATCTACAAAAATCATGTCGCCCGGACGGTACTCATCGATCATAGAGTCACCAATCACGCGCAAGATATACGTCATGGGTCCGCACGGCACAGGGCACGGATAAGTTTCAACACTACTCAAGTCAACCTCGGCAAAGCCAGCTTCCGTCCATGCTCCTGCCTGCACCCAGGATATAACCGGAACCAATGTTATATTTCTATTAGTGTCTGATACATCAGGACTTTTTGCAACATTAGTGGTTTGATGTTCCTGATCCAACCAGCCTAACGGCAAATCAAAGCATTTTTCAATATGGCGAGCCATTGCATCGCCAATATTTTTAGACGCGCCATCCCCCATAAACCTGCTGGTTTGGGTAGGTTCTCTGTCGATAATGGTGGCGAAGAAAGTATTTCCGCCGACACCGTCACGCAGTTTTCTGGCGTTTAACCGCCTAATTTCCTGAATCGTTTTCATCCCAGAATTAAACATTGTGTACCTTAAAGGTACAAGTACCTTGTAGGTTCATATTATTCATGTAATATGTACACAGGAGGTACATATTATGAAAGAGTATTGGGACTCTTTATCGAAAGAGCAGCAGTGCGAATTAGCAGTAAGCGTCAAATCAACCCCCGGTTATCTGCGTTTGGTTTTCAACGGCTACAAAAAGGCAGGATTCGCCCTCGCCAAAAAGCTCGAAGAGATCACAGCTGGCGCAATAACTAAATCTGATTTGCGACCTGACATCTACCCGAAACAGTAACCAAGATCGTGAAGAAAAGACACCACAGCATCAAGGAGTTAACCGTGGATAACCAACAACACTGGCAAGTCGAAAAACAGCCCGCATGGCTGGTGGCAGCAATTAAAAAGACCATTTCAAGCCTGCCGGGCGGTTACGCCGAGGCCGCTGAATGGCTGGGCGTGACAGAGGATGCGCTCTTTAACCGCCTGCGTACCGGCGGCGATCAGATTTTCCCAATGGGCTGGGCGATGGTTCTCCAGCAGGCCAGCGGCACCAAGCACATCGCTGATGCGGTATCGCGTCAGTCGAACAGCGTCAACGTCCCGCTGGTGGATATCGAGGATGTGGATAACGCAGATATCAATCAGCGCCTGATGGAAACCATTGAGTGGATCAGTGAGCACTCCAAGTTCGTCCGCAAGGCAACCGCTGATGGCGTCATTGACCAGGCCGAACGAGAGCAAATCGAAGAGAACAGCTACCAAGTGATGGCGAAGTGGCAGGAGCATTTAACGCTGCTGTATCGCGTTTTCTGCGCGCCAGAAAAGAGTGACGCCCGCGAGTGTGCAGCTCCGGGCGCCTTGGCGTGTCGTATCAGTGGAGAAACTAACGCATGAACAGTTTAACGGTAAATCACCGTCTGCCGCAACTCCGTGGCTTCCCGGTTCATGGGACCTCGTCGTTTCGGTATGAGCGCATGGTATCAGGCCGCTGGGTTGCGTGTAACCACAGTCGGGCGGCCGCAATTGTGGGGGTGTGGCGTCGTAAAGGGGAATCGTTATGCGTGAGCTCGACAGGAGATTCAGAGATCACCGCGGCGTCCCGGTTCGGGTTATCCGGTGGGAGCCAGAAACCCGGCGCGTCATCTACCTGCGAGACGGATACGAGCATGAATGCTTCAGCCCTCTCGATCAGTTCCAGCGGAAATTTACAGAGTTAAGGGACGACCATGAGCACTAAATTAAGCAGCTACGTTTGGGACGGCTGCGCAGCTTCCGGAATGAAATTGTCCAGCGTGGCGATCATGGCGCGCCTGGCTGATTTCAGTAGCGATGAGGGAGTGTGCTGGCCTTCCATCGATACTATTGCGCGGCAGCTCGGCGCCGGGCCAAGCACTGTGCGCACGGCGATCGCCAAACTTGAAAAAGACGGCTGGCTTAAGCGCACACAACGCCGCCAGGGCAACCGTAACGCATCCAATATTTACCAGTTGAATGTGGCGAAGCTTCGCACGGCGGCATTGTCTCACCTGCCAGATTCTGACACGTCAAATTCTGACGCATCAAAATGTGACCCGTCAAAATTTGAGGCATCAGCAATAAAAATCCGGAAAAAAGGGCGGTTTTGCCCCGTAAGAATCTGGCGGGGATCCGTCAGTAAAATCAACTACTGATCCATCAGATAAAAAACCTTCTTGTCCGGTTGCGCCGCAACCCGACCCTGCCGTGGTGATCACTGACCAGGCGAAACGGGTTTTATCTCACCTGAACCAGACAACCGGATCCCGGTACCAGGTCTGCAAGTCCTCTCTGGAAAACATTCGCGGTCGCCTGGCCGAAGGATTTACACCTGATGAGCTGACGCTGGTGGTTGATTACAGCGTCGAGAAGTGGGGCGACGACCTGAAAATGGCTGAGTATCTGCGCCCGACAACCCTTTTCCTGCCCTCCAAGTTCCCTGGCTACCTGCAATCGGCGAATAAGTGGGACTCCGCCGGGCGCCCGGCACGCGAAACATGGGGCCAGCGTAAAGCGGATCCGATGAAGTTCGGTCCTGTTGATAACAAAATTCCTGAGGGATTCAGGGGGGCAACATCATGAGCATCGAATCTGAAGTTTTGCAATTCGCGCTGGATAACCCTGGCTGCAGCACCCGTCAGGTTGCCAATGTTCTGACCCATAGCTCGTTTCGCACGATCAGCCGCTGCCTGTTCCGTTTTCACAATGAGGGGAAGCTAAAGCGCGAGATTCATAACGAAACGACGATTGTGTATTACCCCTGCGAAGACTTCGTCAAAACAGAAGCCGCAGCAGCAGCTGCTTCCTACGCAGACACAGTGAAAACCCTGACTGATTTAGAAAAATACGCCGTAGAACTGGAGGAGAAGGGGCTCTACCTGCGCGCTGCGACGGTATGGCTTCAGGCTTTCGACCTGACAGCTGTGAATAAGGATCGGGAGCGTTACGTCAAACGACGTGCGTCATGCCTCAAACAGGCCAAGAAACGTTGCGTAACAGACGCGTGCTTGCTGGCAGGCCATTACATCGGAGAAGACCAATGACCAATAAATATTGCCGGGACCTGGCCGAACTGCGCTGCCAGCCGCTGCACGAACTGAAGGAAGTCGGCGACCAGTGGCGCACGCCGGATAACATTTTCTGGGGCATCAACTCCATGTTTGGCCCGTTCGTTCTGGACCTGTTTACCGACGGCGAGAACAGCAAATGCGAAGCGTATTACACCGCTGAGGACAACGCGCTGGTGCAGGACTGGTCCGCCCGGGCTGCAGAACTGAACGGCGCTGCCTTCGCGAACCCGCCATACAGCCGCGCCAGCATGCATGAAGATGATTACATCACCGGTATGCGTTACATCATGCAGCACGCCAGCGCGATGCGTGACAAGGGCGGTCGTTTTGTTTTCCTGATCAAGGCTGCGACCAGCGAGGTGTGGTGGCCTGAAGATGCCGATCACGTTGCGTTTATCCGCGGCCGCATTGGTTTCGATCTGCCGATGTGGTTTGTGCCAAAAGACGAAAAGCAGGTGCCGTCCGGAGCGTTCTTCGCAGGTGCAGTCGCCGTATTCGACAAGACCTGGCGCGGCCAGGCGATGAGCTATATCAGCCGTAAGGATCTGGAAGCGCGCGGGGATGCTTTCATGGCGCAGATCCGCCGCGAAGCTGAGCGCCTGATTAAGAAGGTTGAACCACAGCAACAACCGCAAAATATTCCGGAAATTATTCCAGAAGCCGTAGCGCCAGTGGAAGAGGATCCGCCAGCAGCTGCTGAGCCAGAACTGCCGCTGAGCAAGAAAGATATTCTGGAGCAAAGCGGTTTTAACTTCTGGGCATGTGCATGTGCGGCGTTCGGCGACAAAGAGGCATACACATTCTCCGAATCGCGCTTTGCGCACACCTGGGCGTCTGATTCCGTCACAGCACCTGAATTTATCGTTGTGCCAACGGAAACGATCGCCAAAGCGGTAGAGCTGATTAAAGAGAATATCGATCAGCAGCAGCTCATTGCCTGGCTGGATCAGCAGAGCTTTGAGCATGACAACATCCGCGAGGATATGAAGTCCCGCCTGCTAACCCTGGCGCCAGAGGTGATCACCGAATACGGGATAGAGGCCGCTGAGGTAACGGCAGTTCTCGAGTCCATCCCCCAGCATCACTGGCACAACATTCGTTCTCTGAGGGCCCGATTCCGGCTCCTGATGGATGAACGAAAAGCCGGACAGAAGGAGGAGAAGGCCGCGTGAAAACCCTGTCCATTCGCCAGCAGGAGGTCTTAGACCTGCTGGTTGACTACCAGAAAGAGCACGGCTTCCCTCCAACCGTAAGTGAGCTGGCTGGCTTAATGGGCTGCAGTTCGCAAAACTCGGCGCGGGACATTTTGCTCATCCTCCAGCGAAAGGGGGCCATCACGATCACCCCGGGCGTTTCCCGCGGGATCACCATTACAGGGCAGCAATCCGAAGATGAAGCCATTGCGATAATCCGTGCGCTGCTGATCGGCGATGAAACGGCGCGGGAGCAGGCGCTCACATTCCTGGAAATCCGCGGGGTCGAGCTATGAAGCTTACCCTGCCATTCCCGCCGAGCGTCAATGCCTACTGGCGATCCCCAAACAGCGGCCCGTTGAAAGGCCGCACTCTCGTTAGCGCCAGGGGGCGGGCATTCCAGAGCGAGGCATGCGCGGCGATCATCGAGCAGCTGCGCCGATTACCGAAGCCCAGCAGTGCGCCGGCGGCGGTTGAGATCGTTCTTTTCCCGCCGGACGCCCGCCGTCGCGACATCGACAACTACAACAAAGCGCTGTTCGACGCGCTGACTCACGCGGGCATTTGGGAGGACGACAGCCAGATTAAGCGAATGCTGGTGGAGTGGGGACCGGTGCTGAAAGGTGGCAGGGTCGATATCACGATCACACCCTACAGGCAGGAGGTGGATAAATGTCCAGCTGTAGGTTGAAAGAAAGTCGATCTGGCAGTAATGTCAAAAAGTGCAAGCGAAGCGGGCGTGCAGGCCCCTCGCAATACAATCAGTGGAGAACAAAATGATTCAATTACTCGTGATTGATGGCGTTTCCGTACGCCAGTTTTTTGAATTTAATTATTGCCTCAACGATCTGCAGAAGGCAGCCGTCAGCGCCCATGGTGAAACCCGTTCACCTCGCTCTATGGAGGTCTATGAATTTATGCGCAGACCCGAGACGCAGGCTCTTGTCGATTTGCTTGAAAAAGAAACTACGGGAAATTCCCGTAGCGCTCCAGTTATAACAATCCAGGGGCGCAATGGCGGTACTTACGTCTGTAAAGAGCTGGTTTATGCTTACGCCATGTGGATCAGCCCATCATTTCACCTTAAGGTAATTCGTACTTTTGACAGGGTGGTAAGCCAACCTGAACCAGCTTCAAGCGTCGCCGCTGATAAAATGCAGGCTGGCGTTATCCTGCTCGATTTTATGCAGCGATCTCTTAACCTTTCCAATTCCTCTGTGCTTGGAGCGTGCCAGAAGCTGCAGGAGGCAGTTGGTCTGCCGAACCTTGCCCCGCAGTACGCCATTGATGCCCCTGCTGGTGCTCCTGATGGCTCCAGCCGGCCTACGCAATCCCTGAGTGCGTTGCTCAAAGCTAACGGCATCCGTATGTCGGCAACCCTGGCTTACCAGCAACTGGCGAAGCTGGGGATCGTTGAGCAGAAAGAACGCCGCAGCCGGTCAGGTGCTAATGGCATCAAACGCTTCTGGGCGATGACAGCAAAAGGCTGTATGTACGGCAAAAACATCACCAGCCCGGCAAACCCACGCGAAACGCAGCCGCATTTCTTCGAGTCAAAATTTCCGGAGCTGTTGCGCCTGCTCGAAACCGTGCATTGAGGTATCTGTGAGAGCGTTACTAACCCCTGTCGTCATAAAAGAGTTCGGGATCGTGGCTTTCCGGCCAGGTCCTGAGCTTATGCCGCATTTCCACCGAGGCCGCATTCTTCTGGAGAACGAGCCGGAGCGCCTGGCGGGGCTTCCAACCGGGGAGATCCCGGCGGCGCGCCAGCCGCTGGCGGAGGACCCCGCGATGGTGCCCGTGTTTGAGCATGCCGATGTGATTAAGCGGGCTGGTGGCCTGTCATGTCTGGAAGGCTGGCTGCTGCGGGAATCCGGCTGCCAGTACCGGCACAGCGACTACCACCACCACGAAATGGTCACTATGCGGCATGCGCCCGGCGTGCTGCGGCTGTGCTGGGCCTGCGATGTCCGGGTGCGGGAGCAATTTACTAACGAACTGGCGGGCATTGCGCGGGAGAACCTGGTAGCCTGGCTACTGTCGGTTGTTCGTGCGGGGCTGGGTTTCGATGTTTCACACGCCGTAACTCTGCCAGAACTGTGCTGGTGGCTGACGCTTAACAATCTGGCGCATGTCATACCTGAGGCGGTAGCGCGCAAGGTCCTGCGTATTCCGGCTGAGAAAATGCAGTCGGTGATGCGTGACGCTGACATTGTGCCATCGGTACCGCCCACCAGCATTGTAGAGGAGGCCGTTAAAAAGGTGCTGGCGCTGCATGTAGATCCGGAGACGCCCGAATCCTTCATGCTCAGGCCTAAGCGCCGACGCTGGCAAAACGAGAAATACACCCGCTGGGTAAAGGCGCAGCAGTGCGCATGTTGCCAGAACCCGGCAGACGACCCCCATCACCTGATCGGCCACGGCATGGGTGGCATGGGCACCAAAGCGCATGATTTGTTCGTGATACCGCTGTGCAGAGCGCATCACGACGAATTGCACGCTGACGCTGTGGCATTTGAAGCGAAGTACGGCACGCAGCCGGAGCTGCTGTTGAAAACATTAGACCGGGCGCTGGCCATCGGCGCACTGGCGTAGACGGAGTGGAGAACGCTATGAATCTGGACGGAGTTTTAAAGTTTTTTGCACCGAAAGGGATGCACATCTCTGATAGCGTGCGCGCAACCGCGGGCGATCAGTTAACGGTAACCGACATCATGGCGGCGCTGGGCATGACCCAGGCCGACGCCGGGATCGGTTTGGCTATGTACCTGGGGAAGGCTGGCATCAGCCCACAGGATAAAGAAGCCGCTATCAACTGGCTGACAGAGTACGCCAAACAGCACGCACCAATGGCGGTACGCAAAGCAGCTGGTAAAAAGTTTCCTCTCTGCATGCGGATCCTCGCAAGATTCGCATTTAAGGATTACGCCTCATCAGCTGCTGACAGTACCGACTGCCCGAAATGTAAGGGTAAAGGTCTCATCACCAAATCCAGGGTGATCACCAAAAGCCATTACACAATGCGCCTGCCTCAATTCGCCAAAGATCTGGGCCAGTCTCCATCTGACTTTGAAGTCTTCCGCCAGGTAAAGGATGTGGACCACCAGCTGTGTGGCAAGTGCAACGGTACTGGGCAGCTCAGTAAGCGCTGTCAGTGTGGCGGATCAGGTAAAACTCTCGACCGTAAGCAAACCGAGTTGCAGGGCGTGCTGGTTTATAAGGAATGCAAACGATGCGAGGGGCGGGGGTACAGCAGGCCGAAATCATCGGTGGCGTATCGCGGCGTTCTGGCTGAGCTGGACAGTCTCCCCGATCGCACCTGGCGATACAGCTGGAAGCCATTCTATGAAAGCCTGGTGACGAAATGCTTTCAGGAAGAGAGCAACGCAGATGCGGAACTCAAAAAAGTAACAAGAGTGCAAAGTTTGCTCTAAATCTCATATTTTGGCATCACGTTACTTGCAATGTTGCCGTTTTTGTGTAAATTTGACGTTAACGATGGGCATTGTATGTTCACAGTTAAAAAACCCGCCACTGAGCGGGTTTTTTCATCTTCTGAGGTCACCTGCTGGTGGCCTTTTCTGTTTCAGGCTCCA